TATCCAGTTGCCCTTGCCATCACTGCGCAAATGCCAATAATCCCCGGCCCCCATCAGGACAAAAAACTGATACCCCTCGGCCCGCAAGTGCGTGTGGAACTTGATTTTATTGCTACCGGCGGCCTTGATCATCAACCGGTTGCTGGTGTTGTCGACGCGCCGCACCACCACACCACGAACACCCAGCGCCGAGTTGGCGTCGGGCAGCTCAACCGTCAACGCCCCTGCGCTGGCATCAATCAGGACAAGCCCCAACTCGTTCGCCACCAAGGGCCTTGAGGTGTTGACCTCCACTAACGGGATTTGGCCCGCGCCGTTAATCAAGTCGATTGTTTCGGTTTTGGTGAAGGCGTCGGTGATCCCATAACCGGCCAGCGTGGTCGGGTTGGTCCCGCCCACCACTCGACCGTATTTGTCCACGGTCACACTGCGGTACGTGCCGGCATTGACACCGGTGCGCCCGGCCGCCATTTCAAACAGCAGATCCGTCACGCCCAGGACAATCGGCGCATCCGTCACCAGTTGCCAAATGCTGTCGCCGTTGGTGGTGCCGCGCTCGACATGCACAAACAACCCGGGCGTCACTTCCAGACTGCTATCGGCATCCGCGCTACGCGTCCACACACCCGCCGCCGACACGCTGTACAGGCCGTTGTCCTTGGGCGCGGCCTGATTCTTCACCAACACCCGCGCCTCAGCGCTCAAGGCCACACCATCAATGGTCTGAAGGCCGCTTAGCACCACAGGGGCGGTGGTCGCCACCAGCACCGAGTGCTTAAAGTCCTGCTTGCCCAGCTCCTCCAGCACCTTTTGATCGACGTAGTCCCGTATCCCCAACGTCTTTTGATCGACGTAGGATCGGGTGGCCAGCACCACGGACGGGTCAATCTTCAGCTGAATGTTTGCGGTGCCGCTGGTGATGATGTGCATCCGCACCACCTGGTTACGCCCGGAATTTTGTTCCAACTGAGGCTTATAGCTCGGGGCAGCATTGGCGACCGCGGAAAACACGCCGTCCTTGTCCTCGAGCGCCAGTTCACGAACCCACCAGCCGCCCACGTCGGGCGGCAACACCAGCTCGGCAATCAGTACATTGGCGTCAGTTGGAGACACGTACAGTTGATTGATTTGAGCCCGATAGACTTGGTTGATCAGCTTTATCTGGGAAGGGTTTGGCACTGGGTCGGTGCCGTTGGCATCGCCAATCAGCATGTAACGCGGCTCCCAAGGGATTCCCAGCGCATCGCAGTTGGTTTTCTTGGCGGCCCCTTGAATGGTGAGCATGCCGCCGAATATAGAGTTTTTATCAACCATGGGGGTACACGTCCAATTCGTCGAGGGTGTATTCGCTAACGCCGTGATAGCCCTGAATCACCACGTCAATATCGGGATTGTTCCAGGGGTAAACATCGATCTCATCGCCGTCATACACAGCGATACCGACATAGGCGTCTAAACGGGTTTCCAGCGTGATATCGAGGCCGGTCATGTGCCGAGTTACCGGCTTGGCGTCGTCGATCAGGCGTTCCAGTTCCTGATACATTTCTTCGGTGATCCCGGTGTCCAGCACACCGACCTTCAGCGCGAAGGTGCCCGGTTCCCCCTTCGGCACCGTCTTGAACCACTCGATAACTTCGACCAGGTAGCCCAGCGGCTCGACCACGCGGCGCAGAGCGCCGATCGTGCCTTTGCGGGCATGGATGTAATACGACGCGCCGATGGCCGCGCGCTTGGTCGCCTCGGACCAACGATGGTCCCAGCGATCAACCGACCACGCCCACGCCAGGTGCGGCAGTAAGTGCACCGGGCAGGTGTCGGCGTTGTACAGGGTGCGCAGCGGGATGATCGTGCGCTCGTAAAGCGCCACTTCCAGGGCGCGCTCCAGTTGCGTGCTATTGCTCGGCAGCAGGCTTTTCATGTCGCACCCGCCATCACCACGCTGTAACCGGTACAGAACGCCGCCTGCGCCTTGCTCGGGGCCAGGTCGACCCATCCGGTCAACTCAACCCGGGAAACGCCAGCCACGTGTAGCTGAGCATCGACAGCCGAGCGCGCCACCTCCACGCCCAAGCGCTTGCGCGGGTTGATCCAGGCCGCCAAGCGTTTAGTGGCCTCGGCCAGACTGGCGTCGCCCTCCGGCCCGCCGCCGTTCATGTGCAAAATAGCGTCGATGCGGTAGTGAATAATTTCGGCGCTCTGTACCGTCACAAAGTCCGTGAGGGGCCGCACGTCTTCATCATCCAGCTCCGCCTCCACGGTGGCCAACAACTCGGGGCTGGCCAGCCCTTCCCCTTCCGAACTCAACACCGTTACCGTAACGCAGCACGGTGACGGGCTTTCGGCCGAGGCATCCGCCACCAGCCCCGAGGCGTTGCGCGCGTGCAGGATGTAGCTGTTACGCGGCCCTGCCGTGGTCAGCCCCTCAAAGGCCAACTGGATGCGCTCGCGAAACGGATCGTCCTTTTCCTTGATCTCCGGCACCGGCGGCACCGCCAGCAGATCCTCGGCCTGAATCACCAGGCGCTTGAGGTTGTAATTGGCCCCCAGGTGGTCAAGGTCACTGCCGATGGCGTGCGCCAGTAGCAAGGCCTTGGCCGCGTCATTAACCCGAGCGCGATTGCCCAGCTTGATGTAGGCCCCGACCTCAATCACCTTGGTGACCGGGTCGCTCTCCAACGTGGCGGTCCAGTTGTCGCCCATGTAGCTGCGAAACGTTTCTAGTCCTTCCCCGTAAGTGTCTTCGAAGTCCAGAGGCTCCAGCACTTCCGGCGCTGGCAGCGCCGACAGATCCAAGCCACTCATACGCTCACCTCAAACAGAAAGCCGTCGCCGAGGTATTCGCCGGCAATGCTCAGATCGATTTTCCCGCCCAGCACCGACAGCACGCGCACGCTCCCCAGCTTCAGGCGCGGCTCCCAGCGCAACAGAGCCCTGGCCGCCTCCGCCTGCACCGAACTTTTCCAGCCGGCATTCACGGGCAAGTCGACAAAGGCGTTGAGCTTGCTGCCGTATTCCGGTCGGTGCCGGCGACTGCCGAGCGGCGTGCCCAAGATGTCGGCCATGGACTGCCGCAAGTGCTCGATGCCGGAAATGGGTTGGCCGGTGTGGCGATCCATTCCGATCATTTGATTACTCCGGTAATTGCTCCAGATCTGGATGCGCTTTCAAAAATGCATATTGATCGTCACCACATGCAGCGACACGACCAGCAATAACTGGCAGCGTGCCGCCGCCGGGCATAATCAATGTCCGCGAGGTGAAAACATTGTCGCGAAAAACGCGCAGCGGCCCGATGGGCTCAACAGCTTCTGCAGTTGCAGGGAAACCGAGCGGCGCCGGTTTCAATCCCGGCACGGCGATAGCTTCGGTGGTCTCGGTCAGATCGCCATCGGCTCTAGACTTACTCATAAGGCACGCTCCAGCTGTGAAAATGCCCGCGCTGGGCGGGCTGTATTGAGATGAAATTAATGCGTGTGGTGATTGCTGTTACCACTGGTGTCGAGGATCTTGCCGGCACTGGTGATGTCCTTCGTTACGTGTAACGTGCCGTCGATCAGCACCGCGCCGGTCAGCTTGATGGCCGTCGACTTAAGCGTGGCTGAATCGGGTGTCAACGCCGCCTCGGTGCCACCGACTTGGGCCGTCACGGCGTTATCCGTAACGACCACCTGCGTGCTGCCGACCTTGATGGTGACCGTGCCACTCGGCAGGGTGATGGTGTAGCTCTGGGCCTGCCAGTCGTAGACCAACGAGCCGCCATCGTCAAAACGCCAGACTTCCACATGATCGCGGTTATCCGGCTGGCCACCGGCATCCCCGTACAACCCCGGGATAAAGGTGCCCATGCCGGCTTGCCCGCTGGGGTTGAACAACACTCCCTGCTCGCCCAGGCTTGGTGCCCGCCAGTGCCGTGCCTTGCCGGCCGCGAGGCTGTGCCAGCGCACCCAGGCGCTGGTCCATTCGCCATTCGACACTCGCACTGCCGGTGCCGACAGATCCACCCCGACCACCACGCACGGCATCAACATGGCGGCAATCATGCGGTCATGCTCTGCACTGGCGTAGCTCACGGCAGATCCTCCGGCGAAACAGGCCCATCCCCCGGTTCAACATCCAGCACCAGCGAGCCCGGCGGTTCGTCCGGCCATGGCCATTCCTCAACGCCCAGGTAAATTTGGTGCGTCCATTCCACCAACCAAACCACGTAACCATCCAGCTCCGGCTTGGTCCAATCCTGCATGGCCTGGACAAACTCAGCAGGCTCGACCGCAACGCCCCAGGTTTGCATGCGCAGCAACACGGCCAATTGCGCCGCCAGGTGCGCGGCCTGCTGATGATGGTGAGGCTTGATTGGGTCGACAATGATCCGCGCCTCGAACTTGCAAATCAGGGTTGTCTCCCCGGTGCCGATGTCTTTACCAGGCTCCAACTCGGCCATTTCAATAAACACCACCGGCAGTGCAATCCGATCCTTGATGTTCGGCCAGGCCGTCACCGCTTTGATTCCCGATAGGCTGTTCAGCAGGTGCTGTTCAATCGCCTGGTAGAGCTGATCAAGACTAAAAGGCTCGTCAGACATTGGCCGTCCCCTTCAAATACTTCTGCAGCTCAAAGTTGAACTCCTGCTGCAGGATTTCCAGCAAACGCGCATCAGCGCGTTTGACCCACGTGTCGAAGTGCGGACGCGCCTGCTCCAGCGAGACCTTGGCCTTGGCCAGCGGAAAGCGATCGCCGTTTTCTGCGACCCATCCCGAACTGGCGCCGCCACCCGACGACACCGTGCTATCGGGATAATCGTCCGAGTTGAAATGCTTGCTCGCCGTACGAA